CTATTGTCTCCAAGTCAATAATAACTGAACCAGAAGATGGTAACTGTGAACCATCCGCTAAAACTATAGTTGTTGAGCTGGTAGTTAGAGCAGTAGCTAGTCTTGTTAGTATGCCAGCGTTTACAGGCAAGGCTCTATGTGAGAATACCTGCCCGTAAACAATGGGCGCTACCTCACCTAAAGTTTCTTTTCTAGCTGATGGGTAGGCAGTATCATCTATTAGATCCCCGATAACTGCTGTTTTATCACTCCCATAACTAGCCACTAAGAAGTCAATTGAGGTCTGTGATACACGAATAGGATCTGAGATAATGCCCTTTAGTATTATTTCCGTATCAGTCAAACTCTCGTTATCAAACCACAATCTAACAATACAACTGCTGCCAATTTTGATTTTCGATGCCAGCGTTGTAGAATCTTCCGCAAGTTTAATTGTAGTACCTGATACAACCCCACCACCTGTTAAACGGGGTGTCTCTGCTGACATAGTACCCCAACTGAGAACCTGCGCTGTGTATAACTGACCATCTACAGTAACTGTTTGATCTGAGTAATACCAAGTTGTAGAGCCATCAGATACTTCTAAGAGCCAAACTGGAGTAGCCTCTGTTAGGTTCTTTGCAGTATTAAAGGCTGAGGTTAGTGTTTTCATTGAGAGACAAGCTCAACCGCAACCGAGTACAACTCTCCTGACTTTAGTTCAAGAATAACTAGCTCATCCATATCAAACCGAACTGTGGAAGTCACACTCTCCGGATCCGTTAAGGTGAAACTGTTAAGCCTACCTACGGCAACCGTGTCAAAAAAGTCTCTAAGATCCGAAGCTAGTGTAGAGTCACTAAAGTCAAAAACAAAAGAGTAGCGGTATCGGGTAGTGCCTGTCTGGTAGTAGTACCCTGTCCCATTAGCAGCTAAAAGCGTTGTAATGTTTTTGACTGGTATATTACCAACATAAGGCTGTAGTGGATTTGGTAAGGTTACTACCTCTACTCCTAAAGTGAAAATAATGCTCATAATCTAGGCTCTGGTACTTTGCTGTTCTTCAGCTGGTTGGTGAGTGCAATAGTTCTACTCAACAGGCTGTTAAAACTATTTAGATTGTTTGTCATACTGCGGATTCTAGTGTCTAAAGTATTAACAGCGAGCAAAGCCTCCCTCAATTGGGAGCTATCAACCGCTATAACAACCGGCGTAGCTGTTAGCGCCCCTGCTTTATTGACTATATTTTCTAGCACGGGTGTAGCGGTATCTTCAACTACCCCAAGTGCAACATCTATATTATAACCAGCCATTTTAAGTTACCGTACCATAAGCCACCATCTCCGAACCAGCTGGCTTGACCACTAATTTAACGGGCATACTGCCAGCGCTCTTAACACCCACTTTGATTGCGGTAACAATACCTGCTGAACAGGTGAAACCAAGATCAGCAACAGCGTCTTCCAATATCAAATCTAGGTCGGTAACTGAAGCACCAATAGCCGGGAATGTAGCAGCTCCGGCTTTAACGTAACCGCCAATAACCACTTCCCAGTCATTAGAGACTACCTCAGTAGTTGGAGCATCATCCCCAAATTTTGTATATGTGCGTGTAACAGGTTTCTGCTCTAGTGACCACTCATCAATAATTACATCTGTAACTACCACTCCCGTTATACTAATGTTTGCTCTTTTTCCTTGTTGAAGTGCCATTTTATATTTCCTTTAGATTGCCCTGTAATACGTGGTTAAAGTCCCTTGCCAAAGTAGCCGCCACCATCCCTATGGGAGCCTGTGCGCTGTGCCCTAATTCTAATACCCCAATATATGGTACGCCATTTGCTATGTAAACTCTATCCAAGTGGGATTCTAGCAAAAAATCATTAGCCAAAACAACAGGGTCGGTAGGAGGTGTGCTCTCTGCTGACCAATTGCCTGTAGGAGTAACACCTGTGGATCTAGTACTAAAATTAGGAGATCCCGTACTAATATTCCAGCTTATTCTAGCATTACCTGTGTCTACTGGAGTTCTAGCCGCAACCTCATTAAAGACCTCGATAGAAGTTTTCTCAATAGAGCTGCGAACTGCAGCTTGCATCTCCTTAACCATCCTCTGTAAATCCAATATTAACGTTCACTTGAAAAAAGTTTTCTACCGCACCAACAACTTCTAAAGAGGCTGTACCAAAGACAAACTCATCACTCGTCACTCCCTCAAAAATAGCTGCTAAACTATCCGCATAAGATAATGCAGTAGCACTACCTATATTTGATGGTGTAAATACTTGCATAACCACCACCCCAGAGCTGCGGCTGGTAGAGAAAGAGGCATCTATAGTATCGCCACCTAAAACTGTTAGCCGAATAAATGAACTGTTAGCGACTGGCGCATAGTCTACATTACTGTAAGAAATTGGAGTTGTAGCCCAATTATCAGACAAACGCTCTTCGATAAAAGTTCTCTGCCCTGCCCAGCTCATAAGACCGCCCTCAACTGTGTAATCCATAAAGTGTTAGCAACATCTTGTTTAACACTAATAACAGCCCAATCTCTGCTGGCATAAGTAACTAAATCGTTTACATCCGGTGTACTAGCTAAATCCTTTTGTAAGAAAGTCGCCTTTACATCTGTACCGAGTACCTGCGCACCATCTACGAGCGCCTCTGAGTAGCTCCCTATGAGCATAGAAATAGTTGTTGACGTAGTTACACTCGTAACCACCCCTGTAGCTGTGTCGTATGCTGACGGCGCTGTGGCTTTAAATACCGTAGTAGTCCACAAGTCTGAAGTTGCTATCTTTGCCTCGTCAATAGCGTTCTGTATGGAGGCACTTAAATTCATCAGGATCTAGAAACCTTAACAGCAGAAACACCAGCAGAGACATTACCAACAAAACCCCAATGGCTCAACATCACCTTAATGTGATTAGGGAGGAGTCCGCTTGTATCGGTATGGTCAAAGACAACATCAACACCCTCAACTTTAGTAGACTTTAACCCAGCACCTAAAGTATTTAGAGAGCCAACAGTACCATCGTGTATGCGCATCGCTAGTTCAGCGGTGGCATATTTAATATCAACAGGTACAGTAGCAACAGCAACGCTGTAGCTATCCCGATCAACCCATTCAGCTCTAGGTACACGCAAACTCTGAGTGAGAGTTTCTACTCTACCATACCAAGTAATGCGCTGGTCTAACCACAATGTAGCGAGCTTTATATTAGCTTCCTTTACTGCGGTTGTGCCATTCCAGCTTGTATCGCTAGGGAACAGATCATTATAGTCATCAGCTTCTGCAACTGTACAATAAGCATTAGCACTTACACCTCCTGCGGTAGCATCAAGGCTCATAATTTGACCACCCAATCACCCAGCTTATAGTTCTCCACCTCATCAGGGTGTACATTAGCGAGTTTATTATCTGCTTCACGGAACATAACGATATGAGAGGACCCCGATTTCTTAACTACCGCTTTCTTAGTAGCTACTTTTTTAGGTGGTGTTTTCTTAGGGGGTGTTTCAACTATCCCCTCCTGTTTATCTGCTAGAGTTTTTCTCTTATATGCCATAACGGTATAACTCCAAATAAAATATTTTAGCCAACAGCCTATAAAGGTAGACTGCTGGCTGGTTACTACAAACTACTTACCCCATAAGGATTGCGATATTGTCGGACTTCCACGCTTTCACGCCCCAAGCACAAGCAACTTCAAACATTGCCTTACGATAACCCTTATAAACACGGATCTCAAACACAAGGCCAGAATGTGGATCTTGGATCATCATAGTATCAACAGCCGCATCACCATCTGGTGTAGCTGGAGCACGTATTGCAAGCTCTAGCGCACCCTGATGGAATAGCACGTTAGGCGTGTAGCTTGATCCAACAGTAATAGCGTCATCATCTGTTTCAGCAGCTAGAAGACCTGGCGTTCCAATTGACAAAGAACCACCGCTAAGAGCCGTATTAACTGCATAAATATCAGAAGTTCCAGCAAAAGTAATAACATCGCCAGCAAGAACAGTACCTGTACCACCGTCAACAGCAATAGTAGTATCACCCACCGCACTTGAAGCATCATTTAGTAAGTATGACGTACCCGTACCAGCGGTATGAACGCCAATCTGACCTGACTCACGAAGCATACAACCTTGAAGATCAAGCAAGATACCTTGACGCAATAGAGTGTCATTACCAGCCTCATTAGCTTTTTGGAGCTGTGCAAGGTTACGGAGTTTAGTACCAGCAGTATTACTAAGAACAAGAGACATACGCCCGTCATTCTGAGGAGCGCCATTTACACGAAGAATCTCGGTAGTTTCAGCGATAAGATCCATATTACTCGCGAAAGGAGTAGTCCCAGCAACACCTGTTGCACGAGAAGCGCCTTGATAAGCAGCGTTAGCTAGATCATTCTCTACTTCATTAGTAAGGGTACGCATTGCCTGAGCAATCTGATCCCC